CGTGGGGAGGTCTCGGCCTCCCTACTTTTTTAACTGAAGAAGGATTTTTTGAATGACAGAGGCAGCAGTAAAAAAGGAACCCGTATCACTCGCGAGTCTTATGACTCCAAGCAAAACAGTAACAATAGACTTTCCAGGGTATGATGGGCTAACTGTTGATTTGTGTTATCTTGGAAGAGATGAACTGGTAAAACTTCGGAAGAAGTGCGTAACAACAAAATTTAATAAAAAAACTCGTCAACCTGAAGAAGAGTTAGACGAAGATAAGTTTTTAAAAGAATACGTTAAAGCAGTTATCAAAACGTGGTCAGGGTTTAAATATTCATACTTAGAAGAGTTTCTTTTGGTGGATGTTTCTTCTCAAGATGCTAATGATCAACTGCCTTTTACTCAAGAAAATGCAGAGTTATTGATGAAAAACTCTAATGTATTTGATACTTGGGTAACAGAAACAGTAGGTGACTTAGAAAATTTTACTGGGAGCAAGTAGAAAGAGTTCAAGACCTACTTGCTCGCTATGTGAGAGAACAGAACTCAAACTTTAATATAGATAAATATTTATCTATATGTGAGCAATTAGGCGAAGAGCCTGACCCCCAAAAGATGCCGCTTACCGAGTCAGCTTTTCCTGACGAGGTACAAGTGGCATTTTTTATGTTTAACCTTCTCTCAGATGTTTGGGAAGGAATGTCAGGATCTTACATGGGAAAGGATTGGTCAGGTTGTGATTTATTGTTTTCCATATATGAAGTAGAAGATAAACGAAATACTTTGTATTTTATGAAAGCATACGAAAGAATACTAATGAATTATAGATTTGAAGAGGCAGAGAGAAAGCGTAAAGCAGAAGAGCGTAAAGCGAAAAGCGGTGGAAAAAATTTCACCCATAATGTTAAAGGCTAATGGCTGAAAATACTATAAAGATTAAAGTAAAGATAGATGATGATGGTAATCTATCTATTCTAGGTAAGAAAGCAAAAGCAGCTGGAGAAGGGCTAGACAGAACTGCTAAAAATGCTCAGACTGCGGATCGTAATTTAAAAGGCGTTGCCCAAACTTCTTCAAATAGTACAAAAAACTTTTCAAAAATGGCTCAAGGGATTACAGGAGGTCTTGTACCTGCGTATGCAACCCTTGCAGCAAATGTATTTGCAATTACTGCAGCCTTTCAATTTCTCAAATCTATAGGAGATTTACGTTCCTTAGAGCAATCACAGCTTGCTTACAGTAGAAATACTGGACAGTCTTTGGCCTTACTAACTACTCGAGTCCAAGATGCGACAGGGGGCCTACTAAAGTATAGAGAAGCAGCAGAAGCTGTTTCTATAGGCAGGGCTGCAGGATTAACTTCTTCTCAAATACAGGGTCTGGCAGGAGTTGCAAAAAGTGCTTCTCAAGCTCTTGGTAGAGATCTAACGGATTCATTTAATCGTTTAACTCGTGGTGCAATTAAAGCAGAACCAGAACTTTTAGATGAATTAGGCATTGTTATTCGTTTAGAAAGAGCTACGAATGAGTATGCTGCTGCTATTGGAAAAACTGCTAAAGATTTAACAACTTGGGAAAAAAGTCAAGCAGTTGTAAATGCTGTAATTGCTCAAGGTGAAGAAAAGTTTAAAGACTTAAATGTAGAAGTAAATGGCTTTGTGAAACTTGGAAAAGCCTTTGATGATCTATTAAACCAGTTAAAACGTACTTTAGAACCGTTTGCAGCCTTTTTAGCTTCTGCCCTTGTTTCAAATGTAGAAGCGCTGGCAGGAGCTTTCTTACTATTAGGTGCAAACATAGCAAAGGGCCTGGCTCCCGCCCCTAGGCAGTTTGCAGAGTTTGAGACTGCAAATAAACAATTAATAAAAAATTTACAGAGTACTATTGACCCTTCTACTGCTACAAAAACTGGACAAGCGGTTTTATCCGGAGAAGTAGGGCCTACACAAATCTCTCGTTTAAAGACCAGTCTTCAAGCAAAAAACAGTGCAATATTTAAAGCAGACAAAGAATTGCAAGCGCAAGCGAAGAGAACTATCCTTGCATTAGAAGCGCAACAGCAAGCCTACATAGCACAAACTACTACTGGAATAAAGAGTGCCTACGCTAGTTGGAGAGCTGAATTATTACTCCTTCAATCAGAACATGGAAGAGTAATGGGAACTATCACCGCCGTGGCAGGATCTGCAGGAAGATTTATTTCGTCAGCATTAAGTTTTTTAGGCTGGATTGGATTAGCAGTTACTTTATTTGGAGTAATTAAACAAATTGCAGAATTCTTTAAAAGCGATGAAATAAAAGCTTTAGAAGAAAGGGCCAATGCCGCAAGAAGTGCTTTTGAAGCCCAAAACGAAGAACTAGAAAAGTTAGTAGGCAATTTATCAGAAGCCTCTGGATTACTTGACTCTATTTCTCAAGCAGCAAACATAATTACTAGTTTTAAATTTGATAATTTTTCAAAAATATTACAGGACTTAGAAGATGCAGAAGTAAGGACTCCACGAACAGGAATGTATTCGCCTGGCTTAGCAGCTCCTCAGGTCCAAGTATTAGATGAAACATTAGGAGCTTTTGAAAAGTTTGTAGATTCTGCAAAACTATATGAAGAAACAGTACAAAGCACAGGAATTTTTTCAGAGGACTTAACTTCTGCAACTAGCAGATTAAATAAAGCTTTCGAAGACTTTAATGTAAAACAGTCCGTTGAAAATAGACTCGAACTGGTAGAAGCTACTAAAGCTTTTTTAATAGAACAGGAAAGAACTACTAACTTAGTTACTACAAGTGAAAGTGCATTTAATAGACTGTCTGGAGCTGCGGAAAACTATCAAAGGATAGTTACAGATTTAGGAACTAAAAAGACTCCTTTGGCTTCTTTACAAGACTCTTTGGCAGATGCCGAAGCAGTTCTTACAGAGTTTTCAAAGTCTGTAGAAAACGGAGTTTATATAACTGGCGAGAATATAGAAAGTGTTTTTGGAGATAAAATCGGATATATTTCTACATTATTAGGAGAGTCTTTCTTAGAACAAGTAGAAGGATTGTCTGCTCAAGAAGCCTTATTAAAGAGTATAGCAGCTCTGCAAGAAAAAAGAACAAAATTTGCAAAATTTGAAATGAAGGAAGCTACAAATAGAGCAGCTTTGGACTTAATTAATTTTCAAACTACTCAAGGATTAACTTCTCTACAAAAAGAAAGAGTAGATCGAGAAAATAAGTTACGAGAATATGCTGTAGAAATGCAAAGTATTCGAGAACAGCAAGAACTTTTTGAACGAAATTTAATAGAGTTATCAGATGAAGAAGTAGCAAATCAAAGGCTGAGGTTAGCACTTTTACAGGCTCAAACTGATGAACTTAATAATCAAGCAGAATATGGTGAACAATTACGTAGAACCTTCAATGAATCTTTTACACAAGGCTTTCAAACAGGAATAAAAGATTTAATCACTGGAAAAGAGGGTAGCCTAAAAAATGCTATTGCTAGTCTAGCTAAAAACGTATTAGACAATGTAGCAAACACTCTTAGCAAGCAATTTACAGATATGTTATTCGGTAAAAAAGATCCAGCTACTCGTTTTGCAGAAGCAGGCGAATATGTTGCTGGATTAATATCAAATGCAGTTCAAGGAGTTGCTCCTGTTGCAGGAGGTTTTTCCTCTGGAGTAAGTGGCGGCATAGGAGGTTTAGCAAATTTAATTCTTGGCAAAAAAACTTTAGTGAGCACTGGAGGCACTAGCCAAGGCGGAGTATCCCAGTTATTAGGCATGCAATCTATTAGATCCGGAGGTTTAATGGGGCTTTTAGGAAATCTAGCAGGATTTTTTGGTTTTGCAAATGGCGGAATCATGAAAGGAGGATTTCGTGGATATGCAAATGGCGGAATTATTAAAAAGCCCACTGTAGGATTAGTAGGCGAAGGTAGATATAATGAAGCTGTAGTTCCTCTTCCTGATGGAAAGTCTATTCCTGTTCAAATGGGAGGAGCAGGACAAAATAATAATGTTACTGTAAATGTAGCAATTGATAATCAAGGTAATGCTTCTTCAGATGTAACGCAAAATGGTCAAGGAGCGGATATTGGAAGAGCAGTCGCACGAGCAGTACAATTAGAGCTTCAAAATCAAAAACGATCTGGCGGAATACTTAACCCATATGGAGCAGCATAATGGCACTTGGATTTACAACAACTTCTACTTATGGAAGTAGGGACATTTTACCTGATAGAGGCCTTCAAAAACAGTCCACGCCTCGAGTATTGGTTGCACGTTTTGGCGACGGTTATGAGCAGCGCATCGCAAATGGAATCAATTCCATAGATGAAACTTTTAATGTTACTTTTAAGAACCGAACTAAGGAAGAGATAGACGATATTACAGGGTATCTTGGCTCTTTAAATGGAGTAACTGCTTTTAACTATACTATTCCTGACAGTAATAATGGCGGGGAAACTACAATTAAAGTAGTTTGTGATACTTTTGCACAAAACTATTCTTACGACGATTTTTATTCTGCATCAGCAACTTTTAGAAGAGTATACGAAGCATGAGCGAACTAATCAGTTCAGTACAACTTCAAGACCCAGGAAGTGAATTAGTAGAGCTATACGAACTTGTGGTCGGCAGCTCTACTTTATATTTTCATTCTGGACTAGAAGAAGACTTAACAACTGTTCAATTTCGAGACAGAACAAGTCCGTATACGGTTAGAACTTACACGGCTTTTCCTATTGAAATGGATGGAGTAGAGATGAATGCAGATGGGGCGATAAATCGTCCAAGTTTGACAGTTGCAAATGTAACAAATGTATTTTCTTCCGCAATCGGAAATGTAAGACCAGAAGATTTAGTTGGAGAACGACTAACAAAAAGAACTACTCTTAAAAAGTATTTGTATGGAGAAACCGGAGATGCTTCTCCTCCCGTAGAGTTTCCTATAAAGAAATTTATAATAGATAGAATTTCAGCAGAAACAAATACTAGAATTACTTATGAACTTGCTGCTCCTTTTGATCTTTCTGGTATTCAAATCCCAAATCGTCAAGTAATTGGAAAGTATTGTTCTTGGCAATACCAAGGATACTCGCTTAGTGAAAAAGGTGGATGTATTTGGAATAAAAATAGTTTAGTGTCTTATGCAGATGGAAGCGGAGGAGTAAATACTCATAAAGCCTACTTTACAGAAAACAACAAACCCATAGTTCCTTCAGGAAGTGCAAATATGGGTTCTTGGGGGTCTGCTGGAACAGACTACTTTGAGTACTCAACATATAATGCCTCCACAGCGTACTCTGTAGGAAATTATGTAGAGTATAATGATGGAACACAAACAACTGTATGGAAATGTATTATTGCAGGGACAGGAAACACGCCTTCTACAAGTTCTAACTACTGGGAAAAAGGCGACGTATGTGGCAAGACATTAGACTCTTGTAAATGTAGGTTTCAATATGTTCCCTACAGTGCTGCCAGTGCAAACCAAGTTCCAACTACAAATAAAGACACAGCAAAACCCTTACCTTTTGGAGCCTTCATAGGCAGCAAGAAGTTTAGATGATAGAAGAAATTAGAGAGCACTTTAGCAATGAATACCCAAAAGAGGCCTGTGGCGTAATTGGAATAGTAAAAGGAAAGAAACAATATTTTCCCTGTAAGAATTTAGCAGCAGAAGACGAAGATTTTATTCTTGATCCAAATGATTATATTTCTATAAAAAGAAAGGCTGATATATTCGCTATAGTTCACGACCATGTTGAGTATACAAACGAAGCTAGTGAGAACGATAAGAAATATTGTAATTCTTTAGGAGTGCCATATTACATATTTAGCTATCCCAGTATGGAGTTAAATATACTTGAACCAGAAGTAAAAGTAAATGCTTTAATTGGAAGAGAGTATGAGTTTGGTAAGTTTGACTGTTTAGAAGCGTGTCGTGATTATTATAGTGAAGAATTAGACATACAGTTGCCAAAAAGACTACTTCCATACGTTGATGATTGGTGGAAACTTGGACACGACTATTTTACAGATGAGCATATAAAAGAATGGGGGTTTACAAAAGTATACAATTTACTCCCTAATGATTTACTCATATTTACAATGGGGTCTTTAGTAGGAAATCATTGTGGAATTTATTTAGGAAACGATATATTTTTTCACCATGCAGTCAATAGACTTTCATGCAGAGAAAACTTGTACCCTCTTTGGAAAAGGTACTTAACTGGAATATATAGATATGAAACGTAATATTTATCTCGAAGGAGAAATTGGACTAAAATTTGGAAGAAAGCACTCTTTTCATGGAGAGAGTGTTCGAGATGCTTTACGTCTTATTCAAGCAAATAATCCAGAATTAAGAAAGTATCTTATAGCTTGTGCAGAAGCAGATATAGGTTTTCATATTGAAGTAGGCAGTAATGAAGTTGAAACTCCTTTAGAATGTTTACTTCCTTTACGAGAAGGTGATGTAGTAATTACTCCAGTTGCTGCTGGGTCTAAGTCTGGAGAAGCAAAGATTCTCACCGCAGTAGCAATTGCAGCCTTGTTATTTATACCTGGCGGAGCAAACTTAATTTTAGGTTATGGAAGCATGGTTGCTCCAACCAGCTTAGCTTCGGGCCTTTCAGCTGCAGGGGGCGCATATGCTACAGCAGGTATGCTAGCAGCTACTCTCGCCGTAAATCTTGCACTCACAGGTATTCAGCAACTCATGGCTCCTGATCCTTCTGTAGATGAAGAAGATGAAGGCTATCTATTTAACGGGTCTCAACGAAACATTGTAGAAGGTATGCCCATACCTCTTCTTTATGGAGAGCTACGCGTTCCAGGACATCCAGTTTCTTTTGAAGTAGTGGGAGAAAATACAAGAGTAAGTTCTTCTATAGAAGAAATGGATGAAGCAGGTAATGTATTTGATGGAGGACTTTATCAAGATCCTGTTGGAATTGCTCAAACAACCAGCGCCGCCACTCAAACAGATGGAACACTAGATTCAACAGGAACGGGAGAAGGAGCTTCTTCTATTGCCAACACTCCTATAAATTATGGAGAAGTTGAACATCTTCCTTCTAACTTACAAGAAGCTGTATTTACTGATATTATTTCTGAAGGCCCTATTTATGGATTAGTAGATGGAGGAGAATCTGTATTCTTAAATGACGATCCAAGTCAGCTAACAAAACAAGCATTTATACAGGCATCAAAGACTCCTGTTACTTTTTCATTTACAAATGGAAGCACTTCAGTAACGATAAATAAGAATAATTACACAAAATCAATTCAAGCAGATACAGATAACGGAAGTAAATATATTGTAATAAGAGCTTTAGATACTAAAAGTGCTACAGTTGCTCTTTCAAGTTTATCAAATACCAAATCTGTAACTATTACCGCAAGCAGTGCCTTTTTTGCTTCTAACTATGTATACAATCCAAATAATCCGAGTATTGTTCCTGTAATTCGTCTACTTGATTCGAACTCTACAACTGTTTTTCAAGGATATGTACAAACTTTTACCTCTAGCACTGTGGCTGTCTGTACTCCTTTTTCTGGGTCAGACTTAAATCCTGCATTGACAAGTGGAAGCTATACGGTTGTTTTAGACGGTAAACTCCAAGTCGCTTCTGTAGCTGCAAACGAAACATCTTTAACACTTTCATCTAACTTTGCTGGAAATACTGGAACCTATAAATGTGATTTTGTAAGTACAGATTATGGTAAAACTTCTTTAGAAGATTCACTATCTCAAGGTTCTAAGTATGATAGTTTTGCCGTACAATTTCGTACAGGACAACTTACTCAACCTTCATTTACTGAGGTTGGTAATACTGGGCCTGGCGTAACAGCAATAACAAATACTCCTTCGAATACAAGTATAGATCTTACTTGTACAACTTATAATGACACTGCCTGTTCATTAGAAGATAGCTCAAATGCCACAAGAGAGTATACAACAGGAGCTGCAGGATTTAATTTGACTCAGGCGCAGATAGAGCAGGCAGATCAAATACGAATTACCTTTTCTTACCCACAACTTTGGAATAGAAATGAAAAAGGTGAACAGGGTGAAGCCACTGCAAGATATACAGCTGAAATAGCTGTAGAACAAAATGGATCTTTTGGAAGTTATCAAGAAATAACAGATACTTGGGAACATCAAGGAAGATCTAATGCTCCTCTTATTTTTAACCATGTTATAGATTTAAAGAAATATCAGCCTTTTACAGATTTTAAACTTAAGATTACTCGAACAACTTACAGTAATCTTGCTTATAATGCACAAACAAATACTTGGAATCAAAACTATACAACTCAATCTGTGGGCAGTATTACTTCGTTAAGCACAATTATAAAAGAAAATCTTACTTATCCTTTGACAGCGATGGCAAAGATACGACTAAACTCTAGAGATTTTCAACAGCTTCCTACTCGTACTTATCACTGTAAGGGATTAAAAGTAAAAGTACCTTCCAACTATGTTACAAGAGAAGAAAGTACAGAAACAGATAATGCACCTTCTTACAAAAGAAATGTAAGCAATGGTTCTATAGAAAGCACATATCAAGACTGGGATGGAAACTTTCGTGCAGATAAAGTTTATACGAATAATCCTGCTTGGATTTTTTACGATATTCTTACTAATAATCGTTACGGGTTAGGAGAATGGTTAGCAGAAACTGATATAGATAAATATGCACTTTATAGAATTGCTAGATATTGTGACGAAATGGTAGATGATGGAAATGGAGGTACAGAACCTCGATTTACTACCAATGTATATCTTACAAAAGCAACCGATGCGTACAAAGTTGTAAAAGATTTAGCCTCTATCTTTAGAAGCATGATCTATTGGCTTGATGGAGAGATCTACACTGTTATAGATCAGCCAGGAGATCCTGTATATAACTTTTCAAAAGCCAATGTCATAGACGGGGCTTTCTCCTATGAAACTACAGGTAGCAAGACTCGTGCAAATCAAATAGTTGTAACTTGGAATAATCCAAAAGCAAACTATAAACTCGAAAATCTTATAGTAGAAGATCGTCAAAATATAATAAAAACGGGCAGACTTATTTCTGAAAATGCAACAGCTTATGGGGCAACTTCAGAAGGCCAAGCTCTTCGCTATGGTCGCTGGAAGTTATGGACTGCGGTAAATCAAACCGAAATCGTTAGTTTTAAGACTGCAATCAATGCGGCTTTTCTTGCGCCCGGAGATATAATCAATGTACAAGACTCTGATAGACATCCGGGCAATCTAAAATATAGTGGACGAGTAAGTAATACAGGAACACCTACAACTACTTCTATACCTTTAGATAGAAGTATAACTCTTAATTCTGGATCTACATATGAACTGACTGTTGGTTTTACAGACTCTGTAGCTACTCTCGCACAGGACTCTGCAACAATAGGAAGCACATCATACAGTAGAGGTGATATTATTGATATATCTACTATTGATACTGATCCAGAGGCTTCAAATATTGTTGATGATAGTGGAAACTATGTAGATATTACCTGGAAGCCATAACAAACGTAGAAACTGGAACAGTTACTACTTCTCCCGGAACTGTATCTTCTTTAACAGTTTCTTCTGCGAGTGCTTTTACAACTGCTCCAACTGCTGAAAGCTTATGGCTATTACGAGAAACCATAGGCGGAGTAGAGGTGCTTGGATCTAAGAAAATGTATAAAATTCTTAGTATAGCAGAAGAAAGCAAGAATGAATATGGAATCACTGCAGTAGAGTTTTATAATGAGAAATATGATTCTGTAGATGCTGATTTTACATTATCTACTACAGATCCACTTTTTTCTAATCCTGGAGCAACTGATGTAATACCTGCACCTACAAACGTCTATGCTCATGTTAGCGATCTTAATTCAGGAATTGTTAGCAATGATATAATTTTTTACTGGGACACTCCTACATTTGCAGGAGATAATGTAAGCACAGATTATAGGTACGTAGACCACTACTTAGTTAGTGCAAATATTCCAGGCTTTCCTGCGTCTCTAAAAGTTTCAAAAGAGCGAAGAAGTTTAATTGCATATGATTTACCTGTAGGAACATTTACTGTAGGAATTCAGACAGTTTCTATAAATGGAAAAATGTCTGAAAAAACAAAAACTACTTTTACAATCGAAGATCCTGCTCGACAAGCAATACCACGAGCATTTGGTATGGCTCTAGGGGCAACTGTTTCTTCCCCTGCTTTTATAACCTCTACAGGAACTTTTACTTTTGAAGATAAGGAATATTTTATCTCTCCTGCAGGAGATCCTCAACTTGTCAAAGAATTTGATGGTAGTCCTGCGTCTGAATATACTCAAGACTGCTCGAATATTGCTTCTGTAAATTTTTCTGCAATTACAAATGAGATAGAGAAACAGCTTTCCTCTCATTATGTAATGTTTGATGCAGATGCTTCCGATCCTTTAACTTTGATAAAATACTATAGAGATGATGATTTAGGTTACGGATATTTTTATGATGCAGGAACGGGAAATACAACTCATACTAGCAACTGGACAGCGCTGACAGGAACTGTAAGTGTCGCAGCAAATTCTAATCGAGTAGTTGGATCTTCTACATCTTTTTCTAGCGAGTTAGCGGTTGGGGATATTATTAAGTTTAGCAGCACTCAAGCTGCGCGCGTTATTTATGTAGCCTCAGACACAGATGTAAGAATTGATAAAA